AAGAATAGATGTTGGTATTTAATATAATAATTAGTTACATAGTAATGTTTTTTAAGATAACATTTGGTTATTTTATAATGAGAATGATTCATTTAGAAGTGCTTCGGCTTTTGGGTTATGATATTAATGGAAATAAAAAAAACAATAATGAAAAAGAAAACAAAAAATTACAATGAGTGATTCAATAAAGAAGTGGCACGAAATGCAAGAGGATAAAAAATGGACTTCCGATAGTACGGGCGATTTTATATATAAAGAAACTAAAACAAAAGAAATGAAAGAAAGTACATTGGTTAAAATGCAATACGATTTAAAATTAGTGCAACAAGCTTTAGTAGTTGCCTTAAATAAAATAGAAGCGTTAGAAAATAAATTAGCTGATAAATAGTATATTGTTAAAAACTTGTTTATATTGCAGTATATTTATAAACAAAGAACAATGGACATAGAAAAACGTACACAAAACGCATTTAAGATTGGACAAGCTTTAGGTAAAGCAAAACAAATACTTTATTATAGCACCAACGATATTAATAAAAAACAATTACAAGAATTAATTAAAACATTAAATAGTATAGAATTATGAAAGTATTTAAGGACATAGGTTATTTTATAGAGTATTGGGTTGAAGGTAAATTTACTGGTACATTACTTATAGATGAGCCTGACAGAGATGATATTGGTTATTATAGCAGAATAGATGCTATTGCTGACAAAGAAATTAAATTACAAAGAAACAAAATAATTAAAAAAGGCAGTAGATATTACACAAGGTTGTATCCTTTATGCGGTAAAAAAATATAAATATGATAACACTATTAAATAATGAAAATTGGGGAAAAGAAGAACTACTGGCCCAAATGTATGATGATGAATTTTATTATGGTCATTTAGGCAAACACGCCTTAAGTAGTAGCAGCCTTAAAATGATACTTAAAAGCCCTAAGACTTATAGAAATATTATAAAGTATGGCAACCCTAATTCAGATAACCCTGCGTTAAGTGCTGGTAAGTTGGCCCACTGGATGTTGTTAGAGCCGCATAAGATAGATAAACTATATTTTGTAAATGCAGCATCTAAAAATACTAAAATATATAAAGAAGCTAAGGAACAGCACGGTGAGGTGTTTTTAAGTAAAGAGCGCAGCGCAGCCGAAAGACTAACAGACGCAGTATTAAGAAACGAAGCTGCACTAAAATTATTAAGCAATAGCGAATTTGAAGTTCCTGAAATAGCAATGTTAGAAGGATTACCATTCCGTGGTAAAGCAGATATTATACAAGGAGATACAATTATAGATTACAAAACAACTGCAGACCTCAATTCATTTAGATATAGTGCTGATAAATATGGCTATGATTTACAAGCTTATATGTATCTAAGACTATTTAATAAAAAAAAGTTTACCTTTTTGGTAGTTGACAAAGCTAGTACTGATATAGCAGAGTTTGAGGTTAGTGATAAATTTATAGAACGTGGACAACAAAAGTTTTACAATGCTATAGAAAATTATAAATACTTTTTTCAAGAAGGTAATGACTTAGATCAATATATAATGAGAGGTACATTATGAAACTATTTGAAGATGAGTGGGGTATTGATAACAGCCCAGTAGACAACACAGAAATTACAACAACTATTTTATATTTTAGTACTAAAGAATTAAAAGAATTTAAAAAGTTATGTAAGGCAGGTATTAAAAAAGAATTTGGTGAGCAGTATATGCAAAAAGGTAACCTAAGTGATTTTTTAATTAAAATATTAAATCAAAAGTATGGAACAAATTAGGTTAAAAAGAGTGCTTGATAATAAACAAGCTGCGAAACTAAAAACAAAATACTTAGACAAAAAGCATTACACAAAACTAATAACATCTGATGCCGATGGGTACGATTATAATACTGGTCAGTTATTATTTAAGTTTAGAAAAGGCGCAATACCATTTGAATTATTAAAACAAGGCGCAAAAGCTTTTGAAAATAGTATAGAGTTAACAGAAAGCAGGGGTGCAGCTAGTGGAAGCAGCCATAAGCGTATAAGAAAAGATGGTTCAATTAGTAATATAACCGTAGGTAATAAGGTTGAGTCAGGTAGTGTTGGGTATATGGATAAAAATGCGATGGTACATTACTGTCGTAAAACTGCATTTGCTAAAAAATACTTTGATGAGTTTACCAGCGGCATTCCATTTGTAAAGTTTGTTGACCAAAAATATAAAGAGCTATGCCCAGAACATTACAATAAACAAAAAGCAATAGCATTAGGAACAAACAAAAATTATATAATTGAAGATACAAGTTTTACAACTGTAACAGTTAATAAGAACTTTAGAACAGCTGTACATAAAGATGCAGGTGATTTTAAGGATGGTTTCGGGAACTTAATAGTGTACAGGGAAGGTAACTATGACGGAGGTTATTTTGTACTGCCAGAATACGGTGTAGCGATTGACTTACATAATACAGATATTTTATTTGTTGATGTACACAAATGGCACGGAAACACGGAATACATAAACTGTAGTGATGATTGGCTGCGCATTAGTTTTGTAATGTATTACCGTGAATATATGTACAAATGTAGTAGCCCCACAAAACAATTAGATGAAATTAAACAAGAACGAACAGGATATTTAACTTTATAATTATGGACACAAAGAAACAATTACAAGCAAACAAATTTGAAGAGCACGTATACGATTACTTTAATGACGTATGGAATATATCATTAAGCCATTATGTAAGTAAAGAAGCACAATACAAAAGGGGTGAGAACCGACAAGGTATTGAAATAAAGAATGACCAAATGTATAATGATACTGGCAATTTATATATATCTATAAAAAGGGTTTACCAGCATACAGAATATCCAAGTGGTATATATAGGAAAACAAAAACAAAGCAGAGGTTTTATGTTATTGGTGATGAAAACAAATTTTGGGTAATATCAACAAAGCATTTACAAGAATACCACAAGATGCAAAGCCCTAGAGAAACAAGTGGGTTTAAAACATCTAGTGGGGGTATTGAATATGGATATTTACTGCCTATTAAAACTGCTGAACTAATGGCGGTTGGTACTTATTGCAAACAATTAAAATTAGTATAATGGATTATATTATAACTTGCATAAGCCACAGAAGACCTGATAATATTAAAAAAGTTTTTGAAACTACTGGAACAAATGAAATAGTATTTGTTGTAAATGATGCTAAAGACGAAATACAATATAAAGCGTTAGGCGCAAAATATGTTATAACTGGTGGGAGTTTAGTAGGGAATAGAAACGCTGCTTTAGATTACTGTTTTAAAAAAAATAAGATATGCGTACAAATAGACGATGACTTACAAAATGTTTCTTTAAATGATTTTACGGGTAAACGCACTAAAAAATATACAAACGTAATCACAGCTGTAGATGATATTTTATATAATTTTATTTATAGCGATTTTAATTTTGCTGGAGCAGCACCAACTGAAAACCCTTTTTTTGCAACAAAGGAAAGTCAAGAAAATATTTTAATAACAGCACCATTTACACTTACTAAACCGAACCCAATAAGGTTTGATGAAAAGCTATTATTAAAAGAAGATTATGATTACACTTTACAACATATAAAACAAGGTGGTTGCATTAGATATCATAAATATTTATTTAATTTTAAAAGATATGGAAATCTAGGTGGTGCAGTAAGTTATAGGACTAATTTACTTGAACAAGAAACAATCGCTTATTTATTAAGTAAATGGAAAGATTGTATAAAGCTAAACCCAAAAAGAGAAAATGAAATATTATTAAATCGAAATAGTTTTAACATTTTAAATAGTAAACAAGAAAGTTTATTTTGAATAAAGAATTAATAGAAGAGTTTTACCTGCTAACACTTATGGACATTGCAAACGGTAAAGACCTTTCTATATTAGAAGAAGCAATTGAAATGTACAAAGAAGAAGAAGAATACGAAGCTTGTGCAGGTATATTAAAAGCAATACACGAATCAGGATATTTAACAATAAAAGACTTAATAAAAAAAATAGATGAACACAGAAATGATTAAACAAGTAGTAGAAGAACACTTTAAAATACAAATAAACAGTAAAACAAGAAGGAGGGAATACGTTGAAGCACGTGCCATTTACTTTAAGTTGTTAAGGGATAACACTCGTATGAGTTTAGCTAATATAGGCAAGACAATGAGTAGGGATCACGCCACAGTACTACATTCAGTTAGGAGGGTTGACGACTGGATAAAATATGACAAACAAATGCGGCAAGACTATAATATATTAAACGACCGTGTTAAACACGCTATAATGTTAAACCCAGAATTACTAAACCAAGTAACAACCATAGAAGGTTTTTATGAAATAGAATACAAAAAGCTAGAAGCCAACCATAGGCAACTATTAATAAATAACACTAATAGGTATAAAGAATTAGTTGTTAAGTATAACTTCTTAAAATCACAATTAAATCATTACCAACCTAAAAGAATAGCAACTGGCGAATTTGATTTGGTTTAACAAAATAGTTAAAACTTTATTATATAATTGAATAAACAATCTATTTCAATATGGATAAGCGAATAAATAATGGTGGAGCACGTAATGGTGCAGGGCGTAAACCTAAAGCAGATGAGGTAAAACTTGTTGAAAGGTTAAGCCCATTAGAAGATGATGCACTTGCAGCCTTAACAGAAGGCGTTAAGTCGGGTGACATTAAATGGGTTACTTTGTACCTTAACTATTATTTAGGTAAGCCTAAAGAAAGCAGGGACATTACCATAAATGAGGATTTACCAATATTCCTATAAATGCAGGTTGAAAGAACCGAAGCATTAAATAAGTTACTAAGATTAAATAAAAGGATACGAGTAGTAAAAGGCGGAACAAGTGCTGGTAAAACTATTTGTATTCTACTTATCTTAGCTGACTATGCTATTGCAAACCAAGGAAAAGAAATTAGTGTAGTAAGTGAAAGCATACCACATTTACGTAGAGGTGCGCTTAAAGACTTTCTTTCTATACTAAAAGGCATAAACAGGTATAATGATGACCAGTTTAATAGAAGCACTTTAAAGTACACTTTTACCAATGGCAGTTACATTGAATTTTTTAGCACAGACCAGCCTGATAAATTACGTGGGGCAAGGCGTACAGACTTATATATTAACGAATGTAATAATGTACCTTTTGATGCTTATACGCAATTAGCTGTAAGAACAAGTGGCAACATCTGGCTTGACTATAACCCTTCTAGCTTGTTTTGGGTTGATAAAGAAATAATAGGACAACCTGATGCAAATTATATTACCCTAACATATAAAGATAATAATGTACTTGAGCAAAGTATTGTAAAAGAAATAGAAAAAGCAAAAGAAAAAGGTAAGACCTCAACTTACTGGGCCAACTGGTGGAGGGTTTATGGACTTGGTGAAGTTGGTAGCTTAGAGGGTGTATGTATACCAGACTGGAAAGAAATTGATAACATACCACAAGAGGCAAGGTTACTATCTTATGGAATGGACTTTGGTTATAGCGTGGATCCAACTACACTCATTGCATTATATAAATGGAACGATGCTTATATTTATGATGAGGTGCTGTATAAAAAAGGAATGTTAAATAGGGATATAAGTAGGTTCTTAACTCAATTAGATATAAGGGAAAACATTGTAGCAGATAGTGCTGAACCAAAATCAATAGCAGAACTGCAAGGGTACGGTCATAATATACACGGTGTAACTAAAGGCA